CTAATATTTGATGCAGAACAACACGGCCATGTTGCGCGGCCGGGTCTCGGTCCCGCCGACCGAAAGCATCGGGCCTCCGTCTCCAACGCCGACAGCCTGCTCAGAGCCCGATCCCGTGTTATCTGTGCCTGTGAGAGAACTCGCATAGGGAGGTTTAAGTAGGTACTGGTAGACCCCGTCCGAGTGTGTATGAGACTTAAACTGATCAGCCTGCCAACTTCCTATTGCACGCCCAGGGTCAATGCCACGACCAAGGTCACCGCCTCGTAAAAACTCACCTCGGAAATCCGGTAGATTAAATGTCGAGACAGAGTCACCAGCCCCCCAGGTCGTACCGATTGCTGCAAAAAGGTTGAGGAACGCTGAACGCAACACAGCGCGGCCGTCGCAGATCAGCCAGCCATCGGGGGCGCTCGCCATGGCGAATGCCATCACTGCGCCCGGAGGGACCAATTGAATTGCCGTACGCCCATTAAGCGTGCTGGCGTCGGTTACCGGTGGGGGCGGTTGGTTCTGGTAGTTTATCAGTTGGTAGGCGCTGCCTGCCCAACTGACACCTATCACCTGCCCGACCCTGATATCTCCGGCAATTAGCTCCTGGCCCACGTTTTTGTAAAGTGAGACAGCCGCCAAGCCGTCCACTGCTATGGTGGTAGGCCCGGTATTGTCATGGCCTACCTTGACCCAGATCGGCATCCCCTCTACATGGGCGGTCAGCGCAGGTGGCGGCAAGGCGATCACGATCGCATTGGCCGAGCCGGTGTCAACCGCATAGTCCAGAACCCCAGAGCCGTCGGCATTCTTGCCGTCATGCCGATGGTTATTGAGCCCGTTCAGGAAAGCAGCTGTGACGCGAGTCCCGGGAGCACGGGTGACCGGGTTACCGTCGGTGAACGTGGTCTTATCGGCAAGCGCCACTCCGGCAAGGAGCTGCAGGAAGATGAATAGTAAAATGAGCCGTTTAATCATGGGCCAACCTCCGTTAAAGATAGGTGAAATTGAGCTGAATGTGAGCCGGTTTCAAATCGTTCAGTACTGCCTCCAGGCCGGGAGTCGGCGGAGTACCGGGTGAGGAAACTACTACCACCTCCCAGATCCAGTTGAGAACGGGGTCCTCCTGGGAGAGAGTATCTCCAGCCTGCCCGACGCCTGCCGAGAAGTCAGTCCATTGCTCCTCGAGAATCAACTCATCATCCGCGCAGAGCCAGTCCGCCATACACGTGGTGTAGTCCTGGATGTAGATGGTGTAGCCAAGGCTCGCTGCCAAGGCCACCAAGTAGGGCTTCTTGATGTCTCCGGACGCAGTGTGCCGGAACCAGACCACGTGCTGGCGCTCTTCGATCGATGCCCCGTCAGAAGGCATGATCTGATACTCGGCTTCCCAATCAGTCAGTAGCTCCACGCTGGTAAGCGGGTTCAACTCGCGCAACAGATCATCGACGCGGCCTGCGATCCGGGCCGGCTCCTGGGCGAGGCCGGTCAGGAGATTGGTCATTACTCCAGCGTCTCGGGGCCAGGCGAGACCGGAGGGGAGCAGCGCCTGCAGCTGGGCCAGATAGGCGTCGCCGGTCAGAGCCATGTCATGGCCCCCATCACCACGCGCTGGTAGGCAGTGTAGGTAAAATCAGCAGCGGGAACGGTGAGCGCCTGGTCGACCACGCCGGTAGCCAGGGAGACCGCTTCGTTGATATGACTAAACGGGATCGAGCCGCCGTTCTCGCCTTCCCGGACGGTTAGATCAGTCAGTTCAGCGACGACGGAGGTCTGCACTGCTGCAGTGTTCGGGGTGAGACGCACGGTGACATCGAGCGGAGCGGGTACCCAGGGGAGCACCCTGAGAAACTTCACATCGTTTGGGCAGATGTCTACGATTTTAGACCGCACGGCGGCTAGCAGGTCGTCGCTGGGCATTTCGGAGCCGGTGATGGCCGGGTCGGAAACGATGACCAGGTCGACGGTGCCTGGACCATTCCCACAGGGAATGGTCCAGCCTCGCGCGACTCCGGTAATCTCCTGAGCCCAGGTGACGTAATCGTATTTATTACCGCCTGCAGGCTTGCGTCGCTTGTAGGCCAGTACCCTGGCGCGGAAGGGTTCGGTGCCCTCGATATCGGTTCCGTAAAGGATGCCAGACTCCGCTACTATCCCGGTGCCAGCTACGCCGTCCAGGGTATTAAGCAGGTTGAGCTGCGCGCCGATCGCACAGTTACCAAGGCTCCCGGCAACCAGGGCGATGATGCTGACTCTCGCGCTGCCGCCAATGATCGTCGCATCGGATGTGACGGAGTACTCCGCACCATCGGCACGCTGCCAGACGGTCCCTTCTGGGATGACTGCTCCGTTATTGCCCGGCACGGCGATCGCGCCCAGGGCGAAAGTTGCCGGGTTCTTGGTGAGGCCATACTCGGCCCCGCCAATCACCAACTGGTCGTCATCGCAGGAGGTAAAGAAGATCTGCCGGGCGGTCCAGTCCAGGTAACCGTACTGGCCATGCGCCAGGCCGGCAGAGGCGCGGGCGAGCACTGCGGTATTGGAGCGGCGCAGGGTGGAATCGGTGCCACCCATACGGCTATCGATATCGGTACTCACCCGGGCAACCAGGTCGCTCAATAATGGCCTGTTAAACGGCATTTAAACCCCCATCCAAAACAGTTCGAAACGAAAGCGCGCCGGATCTCCGGTGGGCCGGTTAATCTGCACAGTCAAGCCGATCATCCCTTCCCGCGCCTTTACCGCGGTTGCCGTAATGCTGTCGGCTACGCCATCCTCGATCATCCAGGCGAGCGCTTCCTCGGCGTATTCCTTGGCCCTGCTGAGGGCCTCCGGGAGCTGCTTTTCCCGGGAGAGCAGCCAAAGCCGTGAGCCGATCAGATCTCCGTCGACCGCGGGGAAGGCATCGGCCCACCAGCCGCGCCGATCTGAGCCGTTATCGGGCAGTACGTCGTCGGGATCGGCGCGCCGATCGGTGAAGAGGGAGATGAGAACCGCGGTCTCAAAACCGTTATCTTCGGCGAGTCCCGGACCGGCCATCTGCCATTGTCCGGTACCGTCCAGCCAAAAGGTCCGGATGTCTGCCACGTTACTTCCCTCCGGAGAGCTCGGAAGCCTTGGCTGCCAGCTTGGTCTCGATACGGGCAATGCGCTCGGTGTAAAGGTCGATCTTGGCAAGAAGCGTCTGAAAGGGCTTAACGTAGGTATCGATGACGGCCTTGGCCCAGAGGACCATCTGAGGCAGGGTCGCGGGCGGGTCCATCAGCGGCTCCAGGCTCGTCATCTGATCCTGGGCGAACTTCTTCATATTACCGAGCTGATCTAGCACCTGGGCCTTGAACGTCACCAGCATATCCGGTGTATGAATAGCGTCTATCTTCCGCTCGATCGCATCGAAAAAATCTTTATCTGCCATGCTACACCTCTGAGTCTTTGAGCCCTTGTTCGGTAAGAGCTTGAATCCTCTGACCTAACCCGCTTAGCTGGTATCCTCTTAATTCTACTGAGATCAGTCTTAACGCTTTACGCGCCGCTGGTTCTGGCGCTTTTTGATATCTCCGAACTGCTGCAACTACAATCAAGCTGAAAGCCAAGCCCATGCTCAACCCGGAAAGAAAAATGATGCAGTCCATTCTGTTGATCCTCAATCAATGCTGACTATGCTGCCGTTTACTACTGTAAAAGATTTCCCGGTGGCATCGATAAGGATGCCATTAGCGCCATTGGTAACAGTAACGATGGCCGCCTCGACTTCATTCTCAGTGAACAGCTTGACGGCCTGCACCTCGGCGGTGTTGTCGGCCCGGCAGATGATTCGGGTCCCGACATGGTTGTAGAGCGCCGACTCCCCCTCGGCCAGGTCGCGAGGCCGGTAGCGCCCATCGTCCAGGGCGACGATGACCAGATGATCGCGGTTGCCGGAGACCGACAGCGTGACCGCCTGAGCTCCCTGGAAAGGACGGGAAGTGAGACCGTAGTTCTGGATGCGCTCAACGGAGCCGTGGGTCTCATCGGCCAGGATGGTAACCTGGACGCGCTGGATCGGCGCGGAGTCGTCGATCAGGCTGACCACGGCGCGACCTACCATCAGGCGCAGGGCGCGGGCATAGGGAGCGATCAGTTTGTTGAAGGCGCGGATGATGTGTTCCATCTGGCGGCCTCCTTCTTATCATGGCGCCGGTGCTTGTCCGGGAGGTTGATCAGCTCGAAGGCTTCCGGCAGGCAAAGGTCCATCTGTGCCTGGCTGCCGCTTTGCTCGCTGAGCGTCAAGCGCACCTGGGAGATGAGAAGATCCCCGGTGTAGCCCATGTAATCGTCCTGGACCTGGACCAAGTTGTTGGGCAGCCAAAGCCCGGCGGCATGTTCCCAGCCGGTCACGGTGTAGCTGACCCGGTTCCCCTTGCCGACCCTGATGTTGCGCTCCCAGGTGGCGCGGTCCATATAGGTGCTGCCGTCGCCCTGGTAGGCGATGGTGACGTGCGGACGGTACCGGGTAATTGACTTGTCGGGAACTGAGGCCTTGGTCTGAAAGAAGTGTTTAGGCTCCTCATCAGCCGCCGCTTCTCCCGCCACGGGGTGCTCCCAGGTCCCTTTACCCATTGCCGTCTGGCCCTTGACGACGTATTGGCTGAAACGGTCTTTCCAGCTGAACTGCCCGCTGGCGCTCTCGATGTTCACTCCCTTCACCAGGGCGGTGGCTATCCGGTTGGTACCGGTGCGGGTAAGTAGAAGATTACCCTTGCCATCCGATACCAGGAGCACTCCGCGCATACGGGCGGCGCGGTCCAGACACTCGAAGGCGGTCTCTCCATGCCAGATAGCGAAGCTGCTGAAAGGCTTGCCGACATTGATCACCGCCACGACCTTGATCCCGAAGGGTACGCAGAGGTCGGTAGCGATCCTGGTAAGGCTCGCGTTATGCCATTCTCCGGACTTGTGCACGGCCGCGCAGTCCACCAGGTCGCCGGTCTTATCGCGACCGGTGATCTTGATGGTATGGGACTCCTTGTCATAGCTTGGCGCGAAGTCATCCACGTAGCCGCTGATCACCTGGGTGGAACCCACCAGGAGCTTGCAGGCGTCGCCGGGGTTTATGCGCCATGCTTCGGGCTGGGCCGGCCAGCGCTCGGTGGTCGTCAGCTCGAAGTTCCCCGCGATCTGCTCCATGCCAAGGGTGATGCCCACGGACTGCCAGCCGCCATAATTGACGCCGTTTACCTGCAGGGTGACATCAGGCATTGGTCAGCACCTCCAGGGGGCGCCCGCCCGGGATGAACTCGGGGTTGCGGACCTGGTTGCGGGTGATGATGTCGTCCGCCCGGGTAGCGTCGCCATAAAGCCGGTGCGCCAGCACCAGGGCGGGCACTGTCACAAGGGGCGTGTAGGGCACGATCAGTGCCAGGTCGGCACCCCGAACCGCTATGTCTCGAACTACGGCGGCGCGTAGATCCGCGAGCGCCGTATAGAGCGTGTCGTCGCTGCAGGTATCCATCTGGATCTCGAGCTGCCCGGTCACGATGTCCCGTATGGCGAGCGCGTCCTGTAGCGAGGCGAAGTCCATCTCTGAACTAGTAGCGGCGGCGCCGATCGTCGCGGCCTGGCGCACGGCCGCAATGGTCGCGACCTGGTTGGCGGTCACCTGGTTGCGGCTCGGAGTACTCCCCGGGGTGGAGGGCCAGTCGGAACCGAAATCGAACATCCCCTGCCAGATCCCGAAGCGCGGTCCCGGGTTGGTGCAGAGATTCACGGCGCCGTAGATAGCCAGGATGATGTTATTAGCCAGCACGCCCGGCGCATTAACCAGGGTGGAACAGGCAGACTCGAAGCTTGCCAAGTCGTGGAAGAACTGGGCGCTCGGCAGGTCGGTCGGGATCAGCTTTGCCACGCCGCGCAACGTGTCGGTCAGTTTCTGCAGGTTGGAGAGGGCCGAGGCACGTACGAAGGTCGGATTTTTGCCCACGCTGAATGTCCGGACATAGGCGGCCTGGCTGGCGGCCGTGGCTGCATCGGCCTTGTCGGAGACTGCGCCCGCCGTGTCCGCGGAGGCCCCCGGCTGTTTGTTGGTACCTGATAGCGCAAAGGACGCCGTGAAGCGGGCCATGCCGCCCTCACTGGTCGTCTCGCGGACCTTGACCTTACCGGTGACGTCGACCTTGAGCGCGCCGTAGAGGGGATGCACCAGGGGGGCGGAGCCGGCAGTCTCGAATGCGACGATGAGGCGATCGCGAGCGGCCATGTAATCGGGGCCGATGACGTACATCTCGAGGGTGAACTCACGCGGACATTTGCCCACGTCTTCGAAGTACGCATCATCGCGCAGAGGGTAGTCATGCCGAACATTCCTGCGACCGATATCCGTATCAGACGACTGCCAGAAAAACGGGACATTCCTGTAGCTCCCTTGTCGTAGTCGCTCGCGCCAGGTCATGGGGTATGCACACTCATGAGGCCCGAATCGATCTCGAGGTCCATGCCCTTGCTCTCCATCCTGGTGACCTTGGCCGTCGAGCCATCCTTGCTGTTGATCTCGATGGCGAGCTTGGATTCCTTGTTACCCAGGGCGGCAAACGCCTTGTTGATGGCGTAGCCGATCGCGTTGCCGAACGAGGTGCCGTCGACCAGGTTCTCGTTGACATAGGTGCCGATCGAATAGCCTACTTCAGCGGCCCCGCCTACGGCAAACGCTCTGCCGGCTACCCTGCCGAGCTTCGCCAATTTGCCGAGCTTACTGGGGGAGCCCCCCGGGATCGGCATACCGCCCTCTTTACCCGGGAAGCCCCACCCTTGGCCGGGCAGCATGGAGAGGTGCTTGTTGACTACATAGACTGGAATGGGTCCCACCTTACCGCCCAGCCCTCCCAGCGCGCCGCCAAGTCCCCCGCGTGCGCCAGTGCCGAAAAGATCGCGGTAAACGGTGAAGGCCTTCCGGGCGACTACCGCGGCACCCACCACGCCGACTCCGATGCCGACATCGGTCATGACGTTCTTGGTGGTTCCAGGGCCGAATTTGTCCAGGTAGTTCGCGGTAGCGCGTACCGGCCTGATCAGATGCTCATCGGCGAGGCGCTTGAAGCTTGTCCTGGTATCGCCCATGACCGAGTTGAATTCCTTGGCATTGAGGGTGGCATCCTTGATGATCTGGCTGCCATCGGCCTCGACTTTGAGGTATTCATCGAGCGTCTTCATCTTCCCGTAGAGCTGCTTTTCCATCCCTGCAGGGCCGAAAGCGCGAATCGACTCGCGTTCGAACACCTGGCTCAGGTTTTCCCGTTTGCCGCCTGAAGCCTGGTAGATCTCTTTGTAAAGGTCGACCAGGGGGCGCATCTTGGTGTGGTCCTTATCTGCCCAGACCTTGATGCCGTTACGCTTGAGGATCTTGCCTTTCACCGGGTCGGCTATCTCACGGATGAAGTTCTCAATGACGGTACTGGTCGCCTCCGGACTCTCCATGTTGGGTCTGAGATACTGCGCCAGTACGACCAGGTCCTTCATGGCGGCCGGGCCGGTGCGCCCGACGCCGCCGATGGCGCCCACCATGCGCGGCATCTGCCCCGCCATGTCTTTGAGGATGAAGGACCCGCGCTTGCCCAGGACGGAGATCAGGTCGATCAGCTTTAGTACTTCTTCCTGGCTCTTGATCCCCTGCAGCCGGAACTGGAGCATCATCTGACCGATGTCGTTTCCGGAGCCGCCGGTGGCCTTGATGGCCGCCGCGATGTTCTCGATGTTCTCCTGGGCGAACTTCAGATCCCCGGACTTGGAGACGATCTCCTCGAAGGCGCTGGTGAGCTCCTCGGGGTTGAGCCGGATCTTGGGGAGCTGGGAGACCTCGAAGATCTTCTCCTTGATCTTGTCTATTTCGGGGAGGGTGGCACCGGCGTTGATGGCCAGCTGGGTGAAGCGGGCGGAGAGGTCCCCGACTTCCCTGATCTGCAGGGTGAGGGCGCCCCCGGTGATGAGGGCGGCATAGCGGTTGCCGAGCCGGTCCAGCCCGCGCCCGGTCAGCTCCACGGTCTTATGGAAGGCCAGCATGGAACGCGAGGACCCGGTGCCAAAGCGCTGCATCGAGCTCAAGTACTTCTGAGCCTGCCCCTGCAGGTTTCCTGCAAGGTCGATGATCATGGAGGTTTTAAGCTGGCCCATTTACTAGTCCTGTTTCGGAATGTTTGCCTGATACCTGATCATCCGGCTGAGTGGCATGGCGCCGATATCCGCCGCGCTCCAGTGTGTCCAGGTGGCGAGGCGAAAGATGAGCGAGTGCAGCGAGCTCCTCAGTCGGTTAATCTCGCCCCCGCTCCACTATCGCCTCCAGGGAGCCGTTCTCCAGCATGATTGCCCGCTCCTGCAGGAGATTCAGATCACCGGCGGAAAGCTTCTTCAGCTCCCCAAGGGTGAGCGGGCCGGGGTGGTCACCGATCCGTACGATCTGCCGGCGCAGTGCGTGCAGCCCCAGCATGGTATCGCTCACCAGGAGCTTGTAACCCTCGCCCTCGATGAAGACGGCGCGCTCGCTCTCCTCCGTAGCGTCGATCAGATCGCCGGCACTCGCCTCCCGGATCTCCGCCTCGTGGTGGACTTCCTCGCCGATCTTTAACCCCTTCTTTAACGTGACTTTAATGGTCGCCATGAACTACATCCTCTCGCAGGACATGCCGATCCATTTGACGGGGACCTTGCCGCCTTCCCCTGCGGTGATCTCCGGGGGAGTTGAGGACCAGGCGTTTTTGAGCACCCACACCTGCCCGGTGTCCGCCTCGAAGGTCACGGTGCCGTTGGTGACCGCCTGGATGTCCTCCAGGCTGGTGTCCTTGGTGATGCTGATCACGGAGTCGATGAAGGGCGCCACCGCCTCCTCGGCATAGCCGTGAACCTGGTCGCCGACCACTTCCTTACGGTTCACTCCGCCGACGTTGATCTTGGCGCCCTTATCGGTCAGCATGACCCTGCCATTGAATTTGACGGTTGCCCGCCCCAGTACCTGGTTTGATGCCATTGATTAGTCTCCTACGGTTATGTTGCAGGGAAATGCGATGGGGAGTTTTTTTTAACTACAGGGGGGATACTACGTGGACCTAGCGGGGTTTCATACTTGAAGCGCTTCAAAAATTAAAGCCCCGATCCTATGAAGGAAAGGGGCTTTAATAGTCTTTCATGGTGTAGCCTAAATTTGTTGCTGTGTCAACGGAGAATGATTGTCAGTCGCTAAAGCCTGAACTGCAAGAGGCCGGCGAACTGGATGAAGTTGTTGATCAGGTTGGGCGGGATGAGGGCGTTCACCCGGTTGCGGTTGTTGGCGTCGCGCTCGACGACCAGGTCGGCCTTGAACTGGTCCACGTCCTCCACCAGGCCCGCCTCCTCCCACTCCCGCGCCAGGCAGAGCTGCTCCGCGGCAAGGATGTTGGGCGTGACGATCGCCTGCCCCTCGCCGAACCTGGTGCCGTTGTCGGCCAGCTTATGGCGCGGGTACTTGCCGGAGATCCGGTCGATGAGGGAGAAGCGCAGGTAGCTCACCAGAGCGGGCGTCGTGATGTCCAGGTAGACCTCGCTGGCAATCCCGCTCGCGTTGGTCTGGTTCATGGTGATGGCCCGGTCGATGCGGACCGTGCCTCCGGAGTCGACCGTGTAGGTGGAGATCCCGTCGTAGAGGAGCACGTTGCGCTCCTGGCCGTCCCAGGCCACGCCCATGGCCGGAGGCAGCAGCCCGGGAAGCGGCAGGGTCTTCAGCTGGCGCGCCGGGTCGATGGCGAGCGCCGCCGCGGAGACGATGCCGTTGACGGCCGCCCAGATGTAGGGCGGGTCGGGCACGACGTTGGTGCCGATGCATTCCATCAGGAAGCTGTTGCGGGTGGCGCCGTAGGTGCCGGTGGCCGAGTTGGTGCCGCGATATGCGGTGAAGCCGAGGCCGTCGATCTGGCGGGTCGGCAGCCAGCGGGAGGCGAGCTCCGCTTCCAGGATCGCCATGGAGCCGGCGTCGGCATAGGGCAGGATGATGGCGTTCCACTGTTCGCTCGCCATGGCCGCGATGACGGGGGTAATGTCGGGATTGGCGGTGCCCCCGCTCATGGCGGTGATCGTGACGCTGATCCCTGCCGGCAGCGCGTCGCCGATCTGGTAGTTGATCCGGAGATCGATGTCGTTGCCGGTGAGCCCCTTCCACCTGCAGGTGAGGTTCACCTTGGCGGGGTTCGCCCCGTCGACCGCTGCAGTGACAGGCATGGTGCCGTCGGCGTTGATGGCGGCGGCCACTGCAGTGGCCAGCTGGGCGGGGGTCATGGCGCTGGTGATCCCCGTCTGGTTCAGCTTGGCGGCGATATAGAGGTTCAGGGTGCCGGCGGTAGTGGCCGAGCCAGTGAAGAGGAGCGCCCCTAAGGCGGCAGCACCCGCCACGTTGTCGGCCAGGGCGAAGCCCCAGGTCTCCAGTGTGGTGTCCGCGTTCTTCAGCGCCCGGAACATCTCAGTGATCATGGAGCCCTTGCCCCAGGCTACCTGCGCCTCGTCTCCGACGTTGATGGGGACCAGGGTGTTGACGGCGGCGGCACCGCCCAGGGCCTGGCCGAGCACCAGGACGCGATAGCGTGTCTGACTGGTACCCTGGCTGGCGCGGGAGGGGTCGACCTCGATGGCCACGAAAGGGACCCGCTGGTTGGGGATGTTGTTGAATGCGACGGTCATTGCTGGTCACCTCCGGTTGCTTTCTTGGCCGGCGCGGCCGGTGCGGCCGGGACTCCGGGAGGGTCGCACTGCACGACGTCCTGGTCGGATTCGCGGCGCAGCCAGAAGGCCGATTTGGGTTTCTCCTCCCCCTCGGCGGCGAGCGGCAGCCGGGTGGCCGGGTCGCGCACGATGAGCCCCTCCCGGGACGGCTTGATGAAAAATGATGCGGGCATGATTGCTCCTTTAGTCCTGCGGTAGATTGATGTCGGTCTGCGCCTCGAGGACGCCGTCGGAGGGCTCCAGGTCCCAGTCGCCGTGGAATTCCTCGAAGTTGTCCAGGACGCTCAGGTCGGGGATGTCGTCAAAGTAGGTCGGGAGGGTGAAGAGGCAGGCGTACAGCGATACGCCCTTGGTGTCGATAGTTCCGCTGTACAGATTCTCCACCCGCTCCAGCTCCAGGGTGCCCACGTCCGGGACGGTTAGGCGGTCGAAGTGCGGCGCCAGGAGACTGATGATCTCGTAGGCGCCGATCTGGACCGAGTCCCCGCGCCGGCGCGCGGCGGCTCCGCTGGCATGAGCCGTGATGACGAAAAAGGACCAGCGGCCGTTGATCCCGACGATGGTATCCTGCTCCTTGATGCGCGGGCCGCCGGTGAATGCCAGGTAGACCGCCGGCGCGCTGATGATGAGCCTCTTCAGCATGTCGGAGTCCCAGTCGCCAGGCAGCGAGTCGACCGCCTTGAGACGTCTGCCGAACAGCTTCTTGATCTCGGCGATCAGGTAATCTTCCACATCGATGAGGAGCATCTAGTAGTTCCTCAGCCTGTCTTCGGTAAAGATGCTGGGACCACCCTTGGAGACATGGATGAGCGGTTCGGGCGCGGGGGACTGGTTGTGATCCGGGTTCAGGTCCATCTTTCCGGTCATGACCAGTTTCAGGGTGCTCACGGCCTGGGTATAGCGCTTCTCCACGAATTCCGGCACCAAGGAGCCGTAGAGGTAGAAGCGGTAGACATCGCACGCTAGACGCACCAGGTTGGTCGGGATCACCTCAAGGGGGAGCTGGTACAGAGGGCGCAGGTAGGCATCGATCTCGGCGTCACCGTCCAGTTGAGCCTGGGCGAAGACGTCGTTATTGAAAACTCCGGTGTTTTCCCTGTCGGTAAGCTGCAGCATCTCTTCGACGCTGAAGCGCTTTTCCATGTCGCTCTGGGTTGCGTAGGCCATGATTCCCCCGGGTTGCCGCTTACTGCAGATCGATGCAGGTCTGGTAGGTTGCCGAGGTTCCAGAGTAGCGCTGGAATACCAGGGAGGTGACCCCCTTCTTGAGTCCCACCTCGCCGGTACCCAGGGGAGTCGGCATGCAGGCCGTATTGGTGTTCAGGCAGCGCTTGACAGCCAGGCCCGCGCCGGTGGCCGGGTTGACGGTGGCGAACTGGGCCGCTCGGTAGTCGTCGACCGCGAAGGTGGCGATGGTCCCCTTGGTGGCCGTGGTCGTGGTACAGGCGCTCTTGGACGGTGTGGCGTTGAGGGCTTTCAGGTTCTGGACGGGGAGGCCCTGAAAATAGTCCATGTCGCCGGCATGAGTTGCCTTGACATTGGTGGCCAACGCCGGCGAGCAAACTGCGACAAGCAAGAGGGCGGTAACGAAAATCAAGTTTTTCATTGTTTTCTCCAGGCCGGAGGCGATGACGCCCCCGGCTTTTTGGTCAAATGTTAATGGACGCGGTGTTAGTCGGCCGGCGGAGCGGCGCCCAGGAGAACGACGTCGCAGATCCCCAGGGAGTTCACGACCGGCAGCGGCTTGGACTCAGCCTGCAGATCGTAGCCGCTGCCATCGAGAAGCCGGATCGGCTTGATGAAGAGCGGCATCGGCTCCAGGTTGCTGTCGAGATCGTCCAGGGCCGCATAGGGCATCTGGTGCCCCGCGTCCTTGGCGACGGCCTTAAGGGTGTTGGCGGGGATGATCGAGGTGAAGGCGCCGGTCTGCGGGTCTATGTACTCCTCGCACCTCAGCCAGATCTTGGTTTGTCCGATCATCACGAACTCTTCGTTGGTTTCCAGCTTTACGCCTGCCTCCATGATGAGCTTGGAGGAGGTCAGAACCCTGGAGACCAGGTCGAAAAGGGCGTTGTAGACGTCCTCGCCGGCCCAGTAGACGATCTCGCCGCTGATGCCGGAACGCTGGAAGACTTTTCGGATCTTCACGAGCATTTTCTGGATGTCCGAGATCTTTATCGTGGGGTCGTCCAGGAGCTTGAAGCTCCCGGCATCGAGGGCCTGGGGGGCGCCGTAGTCGATGGAAAAGGTGTCGTAACCGCCACCTTCGAGCGCCACGGGGTAAACGATCTTGCCGGTGAGCGCCCGGGCGCAAATCGCCTCGGTTGTCGCGCGGACGGTCTTGCGCAGGATGTCCGTTTTGGTCTGCGCCCAGGTCTCCAGAAGCGATTTGCTGTTGGCCTGCTGCATGAACATGCGCAGGTTGTTGAGGTCCACGCCGTTGACGCCGATTTTCGGCTTAATGGGGAGCGGCTCGTAAAACTGGGTCTGGCCGGTGTTGCCCCCGATGGAGATGGCCGGAGCGCCGCGCCGGGAAAGTGCGATCGTCTTGATGAACTGCTTGACGATATCGCTACCGATCAGCGGGGTGGGCTGCTGCGGCCGATTGGTGAAGAAGGTGTCCATGCAGACGGTCGGATAGGCAGGTCCGAGGATCTGCAGGTAGCGGACAATCGCCTCCTTGGTGTACCGTACCAGTCGCAGGCCCATTCCGGGCCGCCGCCCGGGAACTCTCCCGCCTCGTTCATCAGCACTGCCCCCAGGCGCCAAGGTTGATGACCTTCGCGTTATCGGTCACCAGGAACCTGCTTCCCTGCTTGCGCTCCAGTATCCGGTCCAGCTCCATGTTGTTCATAGCGAACACGGTGCCGTCCGCCCCGGGCCGCGCCAGGGGATTGCCGTTAAGGGGGGAATCCTGTTTGGCCAGCTCGCGCACACCCCGCAAGGCCGACTCGACCACGGGATCGGTTGCTTGCTTGGGCTGACCGGGACGAATCTGCTCCAATAACTTTATGACACGCTTCAACATCGGTGAATCCCCCTTTAAAAGTGTGGGTTAGAGTGTCCAGTCCGCTTGAATTCCTGACAGCAAGCGGCAACGTAAATGCCTCCGAAAAGGCCGATTATAAAGGCCGGTATCAGCCACCAGGCGCTGATCATAGCTTCACCCCGCACTTGGGGCAGGTCCGTGAGAGCTCCCCCCTGGTGGGGTTACCCATGCTGTAGGGCCGCTCGCGCTCGATGCGGCAGCGCTCCAGGCTGATCGCACCGACAACCGGGCAATCGACCGTCTCGTTGCTGTATTTCTCCATGATGATCGGCGTCCACTTGCGCGGGCTCGGATAGGTCCCGGAGGCCAGCTGGCTTACCAGGGATGGTGTGCAGCCGAGCTCTGCCGCGACCTTGGAGCTGCCGCCGATGCCGCGCTCGTCGTTGCGCTCCAGGATGGCCTGGGCCAGGATCTCGCGCGCCTTACTTTCCATCGGCGCCTCCGCTCCAGACCACGGCGCCGGTGTTCGGGTCGTAGACCTGCTTTACGCGCTGGACCTGGGGGGCGAGCGGGCCGCTGTAGCGGGAGGGTACGGTCCGGTACCGGGCGCGCCCTCCGGTCGTTTTGGAAGCTTGCACAAGGGTGAGATAGCCCGCCTTAACAAGGTGATAGACATAGTCGGCGGCTTCGATCTCGCTGACCTTCACGGTGTCAGTGCTGGCGAACACGGCCAGCTCCACCACGCTGAACTCCCCCATGATCTTAGCGGTGCGCCAGAGGTTCTTGCGCCCCTGACCCTGGGTGACCTGACTGCCGTCCTTGCGGACGCGCGGCGGATCGGCCGGGGCGAGAGTCGTATCCAGGATGTAGGTGACCGAGGTCTTAACGGCCGGATCGATGCTCAGGTATCCGGCTGCCGTGAGCCCCTGCAGGTAGCTCTTCACCGTGCTCAGGTGGTAGGTGGTATGTTTGGCGAGCTCCGGTCCGTTGAAGGTGCCGAGCTCGCGCATGATCTTCCAAAGGGCGGCCCTAGTGCTGAGCGGGCTGCGTTTATCGACGGGTTTCTGGGACATTGCTACCTCCGCCCTTTCGGGGGCTGCGGGCCGGTGCCGCGGGGCGGCGGGGCACCGGTGTAGAGCGGCCGATCGCCCCAGGTGGAGCTGTCCACGACGCTGATACCGTTCTCCTGGGCGAAGTCCTGGATACGCTCTAGGTTGACACAGATGCGGCGGATCGAGGCGCCGCTTTTCAGGTGCAGCATGGCGACCATGTCGTCGGCTATGGTGATGCCGCCCCGGGCGAATTTCTTGGAGAGGGTCATGGCGTCCTGGACGTCGGGCGGCTGGGCCGGAACCCACTCCAGGACACGGCTGTGGATGCGTTCCCAACGAAGCAGGGCGTCCGGGAGGGTCTCCTCGCCTATCATGATGACGGTGGTCTTAGAACCCTCGAAGATGGCGCGGATGTCGTCGATGTAGCCGCGGGCGACCGCGATGTCGGCTTCGTCGATGATGAGCGGCTTCTGGGACATGCCGAGGGCCTCGCAGATTTGGGCGCCCATGCTGGCGATGGAGGGCTTGATCGGCTTCCCGGTAATAGGGTCCTTCTTGGGGTTGATGCCGAGCTCGATGCAGAGCTGGACGAAGAACTCGCGGCGGTTCCAGAAGGAGAGGATCTGGATGTGGTAGGCATCGAGGCTGTTGGCTACGAAGCTGGCTGCGCAGGTCTTCCCCCAGCCGGCCGGGCCGTAGAAGACGACCATGCCGGGGAGATGACGGGAACGGTCCATGGTGCGCTTGGTTGCGGCGTACATGAGACCCACATTCACAAGTGGTGCAAGTTCATTGACAGCCAGTGCAGGTTGTTGCATACTTACCTCCAGTTCATAGTTGTTCATGCCCGTAAGGGCGGAGAGACCGGGGTTGCTGCCCCGGTTTTTTTCGTTTTAACAGTTGATCGTGGTGATTGACGGCAGCTCCAGCTTCATCCCGTCCCTATCGGTTATAGTGACCGGCCCTTTCATGAATCCTCTGGCGATCCGGTAGCAGACCTTCCAGTTCTCCCGGGTTGCCGGAGCGTAGATGTAGCCCTGACGTGCCTCCCAGGCATCAACGTCCCAATCCTCACCAACAGGGCGTACATAGTCGTTAACGTCGATCTCGATGAGGGCCGACAGCTTAGGCGCATCGGAGATATGGCCATCGGAGTTATTCCAGATACCTGCCGCAATGCCGTCTCTCAGATATGGCCGGTGCATCTCGATTTCGTCTTTTGTAAGAATGATATTTTGCACTGTAATCCCCCTCTACTTAGCGGCCTGTACCGGTTCCAGTTCGACATCGAGCATCCGTTCCGTCTTCCAGGCTGTCGTGGTCTGGTAGCCGCTATGGAAGCGTTTTTCGTCCTCGGTGATCTCCTCTCCCGCGCTGATCCGCGCGTCGATCAAACCCCAATACTGATACTTACCGCGCTGGGTGGCCGGCAGGCTGAATACGGGCCGTACCTGGCTGGGTGCCGCTGCAGGCAGTGATCGGGCTGGAGCAGCTGCAGCCGGCTCCGGTACGGGCGCGCTGGTCAGTTCGATCACCAGGTTCTCCCGGGCTGCCGCGGCCTCGGAGCTGATGGTGATGGGCTGGCTGCCGCGCCGCTCCAGCTCGATCTCCTCGATCTTGTGCTGCACCCGCTTGAGACGGGCATCGGCACGGACTTCGCGCTTCTCGTCGATATAGGACTGGGCGAAGTAAGGGTCGGAGTTTCCGTTCAGCTTGGCCACCGCGATGAGCCGACCGTGGGCCAGATCGCGGACCCATACCTGGGCGGGATCTGACGGGCTGAAGGCGACGGTGACCCGCTCACCGTGCCAGTTGACCAGGTCGGAGCCGTAGTACATCTTAGGCTGCCCGTTCCGGTTCATGCCCAGTCGGACCCAGCCGCGGTCCACGGTGCGCTCAACGGCCGGGTGGTAGAGGTCGGGAAGCTCGTTGGCCGGCTGCAGCCACTCCACCTGCGGCAGATCCTTCTGCATGCGCTGGATGCCCAGCTGCCAGGCCTGGGCCGGAGAGAGGTAGCAGCGCTTGCGGGTTGCCGGGTCGCGATAGGAGGGGAGACCCTTGTGCGGCCGGTTGTTGTAATCGACGATCGCCTGGTTTACGTGCTCGATGAAGTCGTACCACTCGATGAGGATGCCGGAACTCTCGCCCGCCTTCAGCTCGGCACGAGTCTTCTTGAACACCAGCTGCTTGGCGTCCGAGTCCATATCCTTGCCGATGTAGGTGCAGAGCTCGCGGGCTGACTTGATCAGGATGGTCTGGTGGGCGCGTTCACTGATGCCGTGGGCCTGCGGGTTGCGTGGCCGGGAGTACTCAGGGGTGATGCCGCACCGGCTCAGGATGCCGATGCCCGGGCCGGTCATCATCTGGTTCTTGAAGCCCTTGCCGTTGTCGGTGTAGAAGATGACGCAGGGGCCGAAGGTCTCACAGGCGCCGCGCAGGGCGTCCAGGACCGCGAGTCCGCTCTCGGCGAGGTCGCAGGACCAGCCGACCACCATGCGGGTCGCGACGTCCAGGACGGGCGTAATCTCCGGGCGGAAGGGCTGGCCGTGGTAGGGGTGGGCCACCTCGGCGTCGTAGGCGTGGCCGTCGGCGGTGTAGCAGTCTCCCGGGAGCATGTGGTCGGTGAGGCGGCGCCGGTAGGGCTTGAGGGTGGCCAGGGCGTTCCCCGTCATACGTCCCTTGTTGAGCTCCAGGGCGCCCAGGGTGAGCAGGTAACGGCGTGCCTGGTCGTAGCTCGGCATGGCGATCCCCGCCGGGATCTTATCCTGCAGGTCCTCAAGCACCTCGGTCAGCTTCGGCTTCTGCGGCTTCTTCCAGCACTTCATGAACGATTCCACCCAGGGGGCCTCGATACGCGGCAGCTGGCTGGCCGGCGCCAGGGCGACGCAGTTGCCGTCGGATGCTTTGTGCTCTTTCCACCATCTCCATAGGGACCGTTCGGAGAGCGCGCGCTTACCGAGTTTGTCGGCGCGGGCGTTGGCGACCGGAACCAGGGCCTGCAGCTCTGGCTGCAGGGTGCCGGCATGCGAGCCTTTCACCAGGTACTCGATAGTCTGCGTCGCGTTACCCAGGGAGTTCTCGATGAAGCGCATCAGACCGAGGCGGGCATCCATGCAGGCGCGCTGGCTATCCCTGAGGGCGGAGGGCACGGGGAGCTCGACGGCGGAAAACATGGTAAGGGCGGTGGTCCGGGCCGGGGCAGGGGAGATCTCCGGGATAACGGCGACGGCGTCGGTCTGGGTGATCTGCAGGGTGCTGAGGTACTTCTTGATCTTCTTGCGCTCCGTCGTGGTGAGCGGGATCTCGGACACGCTGTACTTGTCACCGCCTCCGCGCACGATTTCTCCGGTTGCCTGCCAGTCGTTTTTCTTCGCCCGGCTGCTTACTGCTTGGCGGCTGATGCCCAGGGCTGTCGCGATTTCCGTGATGGTCGCTGTCTTCATGGCTTACCCTCCAGGACCTTGATCAGAGCCTCTTTTTGCCGGATGCGCTTATCTATGCCCTTCCTGATCTCCACATCCTTCTGCATCTCGGCACGCAGGGCGTCGGGGCCTCGGACCGTGAAGACGCCGGCGGATGTGTTGAGGATCTCCAGCGGCTCATTGCAATTAGTCGCGGTGCAGAAGGCGGAGAGGAACTCGGCGGGCATGCGGTGCGGGTGGCTGTCGGCGACCCAGTTATTGATCTGGCCAACGGCGATCTCGACACCTAACAGATCGGTCATTTCATCTGCGACGGCTTCCCGGGACTTGGGGGCACTGCGCAGGGCGGACTTTAAAGCGGCGTTAAACGCGATGGAAACATTGAGTCGCCCGGGCAGGGTAGAGATGACTTCATCCCGCTCCCGGCTCAAGATATCAAAAATGGTTAGCTGTCCATCGTCGCTGACTAATTTCTTCCGCATCTTAGTTATTGCCCCATGACAATCGATTTGCTATATTCCCCATTAAAATTGGGCTAATATCTTTCCGGCCAAATCTGTTCAGGCCGGAAGCCGATCTTCTTGGCGACCGCCTGTTCCATGCGAGGGTAATGCCTCCACTGGCAATGTCTGACAGCGCCACGGGTAACACCTATCTCGCGGCCGATGGCAGCGAAAGACGTACCGTTCATATCCAGCATCCACCTGATCCAGGCCCGACGATCCTCGGGTTTTTTTGGTACTCTTCGTGTATCCATGAATACAGTTTCTAGACCTATTTTTGGTGTCTGTCAACACCAAAAATAGGTTGTCACCTCATTTCTGTGCAACTGACAACCGTTTTTTGTCCTATAGCCATAATTTACGCTATTTTTCAGCTACTTAATGAACTGACAACCGGTTGGGTTCTTATCTTGTCCTGGTTGTCAGTTCGCCCTGGACGAAGTGACAACCAGGGACATGACTAAATTTGGTGTGATATGACTTTTGGTGATAGACTTAAAATGGTGCGGGGCGAAAAGAGCCGGGACGACTTTGCGCTCCAGCTCGGCGTGCATAAGAACACGATCGCCAGGTGGGAGCGAGGGGAGCAGTTCCCAGATGCCCAGGAGATCGCACTCATCCTGGAGGCTTATCCAGATATCAACCCGGCCTGGTTCGTGACAGGCAAGGGCATAATAAAGCTCCATGGAGTAGTAAGCGGAGAGAAGCACCCGGAGAGCACCGCGAAAGAGCCTGGGATAGTGTGGACGACGAACTACGATGCCGAGCTGGAGGAGATACTGAGCATCCTTCAGCACGATCTGCCTGAGGCTAAAAAATTCGTGCTGCAGGTATTAAAGGGTCGCAAGGAAGTTAAAAAAGGTATGGAAGGGCTTGGGATGAAGCTTGGAGAAGATCTAAACAAATAA